GAAGATGGAACATTACGTGATATATTAAGTACTTTTGAAGCAGAGATGCAAGTTAATAATGCAGTAGTGTCCGAAGCAGAAGCAAATACTCCTAAAAGTGGGTATGATGTCGATAGTAATTTTTATACATTAGCCGCAGACGAAACTACAGGTAGAGCAAAATTACAGCAAGTTGATGCCGACGGTAGTACTATTACTGATAAAGCAACTCCTACATCGCACGGTTATAATGGTTTATTAATTGGTGACGAATTTGCCCCTAATGGTAGTAATTTTTCAAGTGGTATTAGTTTTCCATTAGGTAGTACAGAAGGTGATTATTTTTTACGTACAGACTTTTTACCGCAGCGTATGTTTCGATGGGACGGTAAGCGTTGGCTTAAGGTACACGATGTTAAGAGAGCTCCATTGAATAATGACACTCCAAATACATTACGTGGATCATTCGTTAATGACGTAAACACCTACTTGTATAATACTCCAATAGCAACTGACTTTATAAGATTAAATGTTGGTGCAACAGAACTTGAAACCGAAATTGCATATATGACTGCAAAATATATTCAATTAGAATTTACTGATAGCCTTGCACAGGACGGAAGGTTTGTATTAAACTATGACACTGCATCAAATACTAATATGCTATCATCGTATACAGGATCAGACGGCAGTACGCAATTTGTAAAAATTACGTTGCCTGCAAATGCTGTTAAATACGAAGGACTATATACATTAACCTTACATAATACACGAACACAGCAGCGACAATCGATATCACAGGCGCTACGACCACAGGCGGATAATTAATGCAACATTTTTATGACGGACAAATAAGAAAATACCTTGTGCAAATTATGCGCTTAATGAGTAATTTTGGGTATAAAACAGGTGACGGTACTGAGGTTAAAGTTCCGGTTATGTATGGCGATATTACTAGACAAGTAGGATCAATATTAAGAGACAATTCCGAAAACAAAATACCAAGTGCGCCGCGTATGGCAGTATATATTACTGCACTAGAAATAGATCGTGACCGAACTAGTGATTCTAGTTTTGTAGGTAAAAGACACGTTAGAGAACGTGCTTACGACGAAGCAGGAAAAGAATACGAAGATTTTCAAGGACGTAATTATACAGTCGAACGTTTAATGCCAAGTCCCTATAAACTAACAGTTAATGTTGACATATGGACTACTAACACAACAATGAAACTACAGATTATGGAGCAAATATTAATGCTGTTTAATCCTAGTTTAGAAATACAAACTACAGATAACTATCTTGATTGGACTAGCTTAACAACTGTAATGTTAGACAGTATTAATTTTAGTAGTAGATCTATTCCTATAGGAACTGAAAGCGAAATTGATGTTGCTAGTTTAACATTTTCGACTCCTATATACATTAGCGCACCAGCTAAAATAAAACGCCTCGGCGTTATTACTGATATTGTTACTAGCATATTTGACGGCGACGGATACGTTGACTTTGAATCAATGTTAGAAGGTACTAATCTATTCAGTATCGGAGGACACACTTCGTCTAGAGTAGAAGGTAATGACAATGTAGTAGATTCCGGAGTATTTCCAAATGACGGAAACGGTGAACTTGAAATATCTAGTCAAGTTACACGTCATTCAAAAGCTATAGTTGATAATCCGTTGCAAGAACGTATACTACTAATGAACGGTAATGCTTCGATACTTACAAATGGATTGCCAGGTGATGCAAAATGGTCAACTTATATCGATGCACTCCCAGGAAAATATCAACCTGGTTTAAGTATTATCTATTTAAGAAAGCCAGATGTAAATGGATTAATTGCCGGAAGAATTACTCTTAATCCGTTGGACGAAACACAACTAGTTATTGACTTTGATAGAGATACATTACCTAGCAATAATACTATACAAGGTCCTGCTAGAGACACAAATCAATATTCTAGCATTGATTATATAATTGATCCGTTACGTTATGATCCTCAATCAGATACTTCAAAAGCAGGGGTACGTTTATTATTACTTGGTGCTATTGGTAGTACTACAAATACCGACGGAGCTGATGCTTGGAAGAATGCTGATAACACAGACTTTGTTGCAGGCGCAAATGATATAATTGAATATGACGGATCTAAATGGAATATTATATTTGATGCAAGTAAAGACTATTTGCCTTATAATGACACAACTATTACAAAACTATATACTACAAATCTTAACACAGGCGTACAATATTACTGGGACGGTGATCAGTGGTTACTAAGTGTTGATGGAGAGTATGCCAAAGGTGACTGGTCGATTAACTTATCTGGCTAATTACTAGTATGAGTAAGATAGTTTGTAGTGGTGCGCTTTTCTATGCACTAGACACAAAAAGATTTTTGTTTTTACACCGTGCTAATGGTAAAACTTCTGGCACTTGGGGACTTGTAGGTGGCGGGAACGAATTAGGTGAATCACCATTTGAAGGGTTAACCCGTGAGATACAAGAAGAAGTTGGCGACTTACCTAAGTTTGTAAAAACTATACCTTTAGAAACATTCGTATCTAATGATGAAAAATTTAATTTTCATACATATCTTGTTGTTGTAAAAAAAGAATTTTTACCTAATCTAAATAACGAACACGATGGATATGCTTGGACTAGTTTTGGTAAATGGCCAAAGACGTTGCATCAAGGACTACGTAATACACTACAAAATAAAACTAATCTTAGTAAATTAGAAACTGTGTTTCAGGTAATAGATTTATTAGAGGAATAGATGACAGATAATATAAAACAAACAGACTACGGCTACGAAGTTGTTTGGACTGACAACGAATATTATTGTAGTAAAATATTAGTTTTTGAAGAAGAAGGCAAACAAACTCGATTACATTTCCACAAAGATCGACACAAAAGTTGGTTTGTAAATGCTGGGAAGTTTGAAGTACAATGGGTTGATTCTAAAGACGGTAAAGCATATTCTAAAGAACTTCCAGAAGGTAGTATTTTTGAAGTGCCTGCACTATTGCCTGTTACACTAAAGAGTTTAGCTGATAACAGTGCTATGGCAGAAACTAGTAATAGCAATGATTTAGAAGATTATTATAGGTTAAATTAATGTTAAAAATAAGCCAATCTAAAGAATTTAAAAAAGACTTTATACAATATAAAAAAGACATTGATCAAATTACTAATGAACGTGCTAAAGAAAAATGCAAAGATATTTTAAATAAACTATCTAACGAATATAGTTATATTGATGCTACACACGATGCAATTAATAAATCAATTGATCCTACTAAAGTAAGAGAAAATGTAGAACGTAGTATTGAACTACGCCAAGAATTAAATAAAATAATTAAATATTCGAAAGATCTTTAACTGTAATTGATCCAAACATCGAAGAGTGACTTGTACATTGATAAACATATGTACCATTGCCGCTTTCAGGAATTCTCCAATATAATGTTCCACTAGACTTTCCTTGTGCAGCACTATTTGTACTTACAGTTCCAGTTGGTGATACGTGTACTATATTACTAGTCAGTGCAGTAAGAGTGTTGTCTTGCAATTCAAATGGATGTCCTGATATATTTGTTAAGTCAAATGCTAGTGTGGTTCCGCTGATTGCATATATAGTAGGATTAGTACCACTGTAGTGACTGTTAAACGTATATCCACTAGTTCCAACATTGTCAACTCTCAGCATTGCAATAGCAGGTTCATAAATTTGATCTATTCTTAACCCAGCTGTTGTAACATCTCCTAAGTCGTCAAAATCACTAGCGCCTGCACTAACTGTACTTGCAATAGTTACAGTACTTCCACTTGTGGTTAAACTAATTCCTGTACTGGCATCTAAAAATAACGTAGCAGTAGAATTAACAGCAGTAATAAGAGATTGTCCACTAACTGAAACATTACTAAATGCGTTTTGATTTGTTTCGCCTGATTGTGCTACCCAGTCAAAGTCTGATCCTGTCCAGCTTAATACTTCACTTGTTGATGCACTAGTTGTATTAAGATGTGCATTAACATCCGAGTCACTATAATCTCCACCGCTGCCGCCACTTATTGTTGTGAATGTAAATGCGCCAGCACCGTCTGTTGTTAAAACTTGTCCGGTTGTCCCGTCACTAATACTTAGATCAGTTAACACTGTTGGTATAGAAGTGCTAGATGGTAATGCATCGGTAATTCCGTAACCTGCTAAAGTAGTTGGAGTAGTTGTTAGATCATCAAATGTTACACTAGTTAGATATGTACTCAAGTCAGGTGGAGTATAACGGAACACTCCTGTAGTATCATCGTATGATATAGCGCCATCGCCCGAGGCTGTAAGTTCGTTACCAACACTTAAACTTGCCAGTGTAAGTATACTAGGTTTGTTAGTAACGTTGCCCCAGTCTAAATAATATGTTCCGTCAAATCCGTCAAGTGTATCAGCATCTGTTCCACCGCCTCCAGTCGTAGCATCAGAACCTGGTGCCCATTTAGCACCGTCCCACTTTAATACTTGTCCAGAAGTTGGCGCACTTGTTGTAGTGTCAACATCGCTTAAAAAGTCAATACTAAATGCACTCATATTAATTGTTACATCGTCTGAGTCTGTAGCGATAGCAGTTGCTATGTTTGTACCGCCTAATATACTTAATGTATCTGTCACAGCATCAGCTGTTGTTGATCCGTCATCACTAGTTATAGTAGAAAATAAGTTCTGAGTTGACCCTGTTTCGGGTGCATCTTCAAATGTAAAGTTGCCGGCACCGTCTGTAGTTAGAATTTGTGTCGAATTACCATCAGTAATTCCTAGGTCAGTTAGTGCAGCAGGTATTAAATTTGTTGTATCTGTTAAATCAGATAAGTCTGCAGGTATTAAATTTGTTGTATCTGTTAACTCTGATATGTCTGCTACAGAAGTAAGATCTGCTTGATTAGCAAGTTCTATCCAAGCGCCTGCGTGTGCATAGTATGCTTTACCTGTGCCGTGTACGTGTGCAAACATTCCGTGATTGTCTGTTGCACTTGGTAAATCTACAAGCTCAGCATATGCTATCCAGTTTATATCATCGTTTGTTAAAGATACTTTTGCAGAAAGTGTTACTTCGTTTACATTGTCTAGATCTGCTCTTGCTATTTCAAAACCGGCTGCATCTTTACCGCTATATACTCTTAAACTATTAGTAACTTTGTTAAAGAATACTTCACCACTAGATCCTACGTTGCGATCTAAAAAATCAGTAGGTCTTGGTATAATTCTTATTCTATCTACAATCGGTGCTGATGACATATAACTTTCCTTAGTTTATGTATTTATCATTTCTATTTAATGCCTAGCAGTAGACAACATAAGTACTATTAAAGGAAACAGAATGACAGATTTAGAAATAATTGATAATTTTTTACCAGTGAATCAATTTAATAAAGTCCAACAAGACTTAATGTCTAATAAATTACCTTGGTTTGTTAACGATGATATCGTACATACAGATCTAGGAAATATTGCGTCTAATAAAAAACACAATTGGCAATTATTCCATCTTTTTTATTATAATCCCCTTATGCACTCTGAATATATTAGTGCTATTGAACCAATATTACAACATCTAAATCCATTAGTATTAATAAAAGCTAAAGCAAATACAAATTATGTTACTGAATCAATAGTTGAACACGGAATGCATATTGACATACAAAATCCTGAATTAAAAAGTATTTTGACTACAGGAATCTTTTATGTTAATAACAACGACGGTTATACCTTATTAGAAGACGGTACTAAAATTGAAAGCGTAGCAAATCGATTTGTAAGTTTTCCGACAGAAACTAATCATAGCGGAACAAGTTGTACTAATACTAATCGAAGAGTTGTATTAAACTTAAATTATATTAAACAAACACACAAAACTTAATAGGAGACTATATGCACATATGCATTGTCGGTACTGGAGCAAGCGGCTGGATTACAGCACACTTTCTTAAAAATAATCCAAAAATTAAAAAAATTACAATCATTGGTTCTGATAAAATTCCAACTATTGGAGTAGGAGAAGCAACTACTCACAGTTTTAGAGAGTTTTTATTAAATCGATGCAATTTAACAGAAGAAGAATATACAAAATTCTTAATAGATTCTGATGCATCTTTCAAATACGGTGTTAGTTACGAAGGATGGAGTAAGAAGAAATTTTTACACCCGTTTGCTATTGGACAACACTTAGGTTACCTATTAGGAAAAAAAGATCCTAATGACAATTATCACAAGTATGTAAGTCCAATACATAATGAAATTTATAATAATAAAGTATATCTTGGCACAGATAAACACGAATATTCTTTCCACTTTGATGCTAATAAGTTTATCAATGCAATGACGGAATTAGCTAAATTAGACGATAAGATAACACATATTGTTGATACTGTTGTCGAAAGCCAATACGACAATCTAAATAATGTTAGTTGTATTATTACAGATTCAAAGAAAAAAATAACTGCTGATTATTTTGTTAGTTGTATTGGATCTCAAGCATTTAATAAAACTATCTTTAATGAAGAATATATTTCATATGACGATATACTTTTAACAAACAAAGCAGTAGCGTGTCCGTTAGCATATTCTGATAGAGCAACTCAATCACACCCTTATACAGTAGCTAAAGCAATGCCTAACGGGTGGCGATGGATTACTCCTACATTATCAAGGGTAGGTACTGGTTATGTTTTTAGTGATAAACATATAAGCGTAGACGAAGCAACAAGTCAGTTGTTAGATGATATTGGAGATCGAGATCTTATAATTGATCCATTTGTAGTTGATTTTACTCCTAGGCGAGTTAAACAAGTTTTTAAATCAAATATTGCTACTATAGGAATGGCAGCTGGATTTTTAGAACCGTTAGACGCTCCAGGGCTTGCATTAACTTTAAGGTTTTTAACATTTTTAGAAGATGTATTAGATAATATAGAATCTAAAGATATACAAAAAATAAAGACAATGTTAAATCAAGAAGCAGTTATTGATTATAATTTCTTTTGTAGTTTTATTTTACATCAGTATAAAACTTGTAAACGTAGTGACACTGAGTTTTGGATAGATCAAAAAAATGTACAATTTGATCCTTATGATGAAATTTTACATCAAGTATTTGACCCTGCAATAACCAAAGACAATACTCCTGTTTATCCGCAGTCTGTAAGAGAACCTTGGATGTTTTATAATAGTACTGCTGGCAAAGATATTAGATGGGAAGTAAAAATAGATGAAGACCTTACTGATATTACTGAAACAAAGTTTAATGAAAATTTATTGTTTACTCACAAAGAAATGCTCGATAAAATGGTTAAGCAATCTTTAAAATAATGTAATTAGTCTTCTTCAGCACCCTGGTATACTGATATATTAGGATCAACCCAAGGTTCAGCAACTTTTGCAGCTGGCTGATTAGATATTCCTTCGTGTTCTAAATCCCATTGCCGCGTATCTTCGTTCCAAACATAATACTCGTCATCGTTGTTAGGAGTAGGTGAAGGTGTCGGCGCTTCCCATTCTATAGTAGAAGAATTAAGCGTCCAACTAGGATACGGCTTTGGCATAATAAATGCATCTAATTCACTATTGTATGTATGCCCAATACCGGCATAACAATTTCTAAAGTTTCCATTATAGCTAGTTTGTAGCCAAACACCTTTTAGTCCAATAGATTTGATATAGTGCTGCCCTATCGGTTCACTTTTAGGAAATTCTTCATTATAGATATCATTGTTATTAATAACAATAACGTCTATTACTTTATTTTTTTTAATTTTAACAAAATGTGCCATAGTCAACTTTACCTTTAGATGTTGTATCTTTTCTTTGCAATCTCATAACTTTTTCTAACATCGCCAGCGGACATTGCAGAACTATAAATTCTAACCTGTTTCATATATCCTGTAAAGAAAAAACTAGTACTTTCAGCTCCGATTAGAACGTCACTGCTATCTGCACCGGACCAAGTTCCTGATCCTACTTGTGCTCCGTCTAAATAAACAACTCCTGATCCGCCACTTCGTGTATAAGTAATTTGGTGCCAATTTCCGTCCCAAGCATTTGTTCCAGCAGCTACGTTACTATTGTAATTTCCATCTTGTACGCCAATTTGTGTATTTCCGTTATTCTTACCTATAAAGAAATCACCGCTTTTATTACCAGCAAGAGCTTGATAATTTGCGTTAGTAGATCCGGTATATTTGTATATAAAACTAAATGTAAATCCACCAAGAAGTAATTCATCTGATATGCCAAATCTAGTTGCACAGTGTTCGTTATTACCATCAAATTGAACCGCTTGTTCGGTATCATTATACACTGGCCAATTTACAGCAGTTGCATCATTTCCGCCTACATAGTCTCTCCATTTATGATGATTGTTGTTTAGAAGATCTTGTATACTAGGTTCTGTACCATCGCAAACATCAATTCTAGGATCCCAGTATTGTTGCGAGGTTGATGTATTAGTTGAGTAAAATAAGTAACTTCTATGCATAGCATAAGTAGCACCGTCACGGTACACATAATCTCTACAGTTACCAATTTTATCTCCATTTGTATTATATATACCAGTATGCGGATGATCGCTTCCAGTTTCACTTCGATAGGGCCAAGTATGTCCTACAAATAAAAACCATTCATTTGCACCACCTGGCCAACCGCCAGAGTAAAAATAAGGATTCGTTGTTCGGTTGCCGCTTGATCTAAGGTTTACACCATCATTGGATCGTGTACCCATATAAGATGAACCGTTACCTACTACACTTCTTTTCATCCACATACTATGTCTAGTAAATCTAAAATAGTCAATGTTAACATTACTACTGTTCCATCCACCGTCTGAGTTACTAGCCGAATCGTTGCTCGGTGTGTCCCAAATAATAGCTGTATTCCCGTGGGGATCAGTTGACCAAATTCTTCTATTTTCTGCGTCTGTACCGTTTCGGCTCCAACCGGTTTCGCTACTATTACCAAGGTTCCAGTTTTCTATAGGGAGTACCGGGTCTCGCCAATCTCTTTGAAACATTCCTGAATCATATTCAGCTACAAGTGTTTCGGTATTTTCTTCTGTGGGAGTCCAATGGGTTCCTTGATAAAATTCAACTGCTGATGTTTCTGAATTATATCTTATATCCCCCTGTGCTCCGCTTCGTTGTGTAACATTGCCGGAAGGTAAATTAATAAATCCTGAACTGTTAACTACTGTATTTTTTAAAGTTGCCATCTATTACCTCATTTATACGGGATATCTTATAATAACCACGCCGCTGCCTCCGCTGCCACCTGCTTTTTGATATGTGGCAGTTCCACCGCCGCCGCCACCTCTGTTTGCTATTGCTGACTGTCCTGGTTCGCCGCTGCCGTGTTGTCCTGTGCCGCCCGATCCGCCTACGCCGCTTCCACCTTGTCCTACTGGACCAGTGTTACTATAGTTAGGTAGTGGATATACTCCACCTCCGCCGCCGCCGGCGTAGTATCGTAATTGTCCCGATATCGAAGAAGCAATTCCTGGGCCACCATTGCGACCATAACTTTCTGTTAAGAACCAATAATCTGTTCCGCCTGCGCCTCCGCCACCACCGCCGGTATTTTGTTGACCGTCTGATTTACTGCCGCCATCTGATCCTTGACCTGCTGTTCCTGCGCCACCAGATGATCCGTTAGACCAATTTTGAGTTCCACCACCGCTGCCACCTGCAGCGCCACCAACAGAATAGTTTCCGCCTCCGCCACCACCGATTGCTGTTAAACCAAGTGCAGACGAATTACCGCCGTTACCGCCTGTGCCACCTGGAGATGAATTAGTTGCTGTGTTTGGTGCTCCGCCGCCGCCTACAACAATAGCATTATTTGCTACAGTACGAAATGAAGTACCTTGTAACAGTCCGCCTGCGCCACCACCACCACCGTGATGTCTGCCGCCTGCGCCGCCACCAGCAACGATTAAATATTCAACTTCCCCTGCACACACTACGTTAAAACTACCAGCGCCAGTAAAGGTAAATGTTTTGTATCCACCGTGTATCTTTACATCTACTGCTCCAGTTGCTGTTGCTTTGCATTTCTTATCTATACAAATCCAGTTAGAGCCATTATATAATTCTACATCGTTTATATCAGTATTAAATCGCATATACCCAACTTGTGGATTAGGTGGTCGATCATCTGTTATTCCTCTTGGTAACGTAAGAGAACCTGTATCATTGATTGTTAATGTATCTAGTGTAGCCATTAGCTGCCAACCCTCCACTTAGTTGCATCGTATATTTGTTTAATTTCTATAGCACTTAGTTCTCTAGTATAAACTGCCATAAAATATATCCATCCTTGCCACCTTGTACCAGTATAACCAACTCCGTGTCGTATATCAGTAGTTGCATTTGCTGTAGTAGGATATCCGCCAGCGTCTGCTGATGTATATAGTGCACCGTTTTTATACCAGTACTGTCTATTCTTAATTTGATTTCTAGTACTGACTATAAATGCAGTTTCATTAACTGTACCTAAGAAGTTACCGTCGCTGCCTCTTCCAACATAAGGTTGTCCATTAGGTCCGTTGGTTCCAAAGTAGTAACTAACACTTCCGCTTGGTTCGTGTGTCCAAGTTCCTGAGCCACCATATGACTGATCGTGAAGATTTCTACGTCCAGATAACGTTGTTGGCGTTACCCACATCATAATAGTTTGAGCTCTTGAAAAGTCCATAGTTCTTGCATTATAAGGAACTGTAAGGTTTGAACTACCGTCAAAATACAATCCGCCGCCATTTTTACCGTCTTTTCTTAAATATCCGTTTGAGAAAGTAGCGTGATTACTATTGCCACTTAAATCTCTAATTGTTCTGTTTCGCCACTTTTCGTCATTTAGACAAATGTGTTTACTCATATCAAATGCATATACTAGGCCTTCCTTAGAAGCACCATATAAATTATCAAGTTCTATTTGGCCGCCGTCCAATACTCCAACCTGTCCAGGATCTCTTTTGTATCTTATAACTACAATACCACTTCCGCCAGCACCACCTGACGATGCTGAGCCGCCAGATCTACCGCTGCCACCTCCGCCACCACCTGTGTTTGGTTGTCCATCTTTTCCTGTAGGCTCTACTGCGCCATCATATATATCACTGGCACCTGTACTAGCACCGTTATTGGGTCTATCGCCGTAACCGCCGCCACCTTTGCCGCCGTTTCCAGGTTGAGCATTGCTCGAGTTACCGTGAACTCCGCCGCCACCGCCGCCTGAATACCAAATTTGAGCACCAGTTATTGCACTTGGTTTACCTATGCCGCCATCGCCTGACTTAGTTGCTGTCCAATCTTGGCCAGGTCCCCCTGCGCCACCTCCGCCACCTGTTGGGTATCCGTTTGTACTTGATCCTCTCCCGCGACCGCCATTAAATCCTTGGCCTGCTGTTCCTGCTGCGCCTGCTGGACTGTGTCCTTCACCACCTCCTGAACCGCCAGATCCTGCATCGTATGTACTCCAAGATCCACCTTTTCCGCCGCCTATTGCTGTTAAACCAAGTGCAGTCGAGTTGCCGCCACGTGTTGCTCTAGGCATTCCGCTATAGCTGCCTGGATTACGTTCTCGTGTACCTCCAGCTCCTACTGCAATAGGATAGCTTCCTGGAGCTAGATCCATTTTTCCTGATAAGAAGCCGCCGCCTCCGCCGCCGCCTCCAACCCAAGCGCCACCGCCACCACCACCAGCAACGATTAAGTATTCAACTTCTCCAGCTTGTGTTACGTTTAAAGTTCCAGCGCCTTGTTCGTTTGTAAATACGTGTACAGTATATGGAACACCATTTTCTACTATATTATAAGTTTTTTCTGCTCCGGAAGCCGATGCTTGTATACTACCATCTGTTTCTCGCCATTGACCATTAGTGTAATACTCTAATTGATTTAAAGTTGTATTGTATCTTACGTATCCTTCCACAGGACTTCCCGGGCGTTGAGCAGTTGTTCCCGAAGGAATAGTTATAAATCCCGTATCATCAATGTTAGTATTTTTTAGTTGTGCCATTACTTATTTCTTCAACTCATCTATCTCTAGTTTTAAACTTTTAATTGCTTCAATTAAATAAGCAGTTAGTTTTGTATATTTAATTCCAACAACATCATTGTTTGTATCACGAGTAACTAACTCCGGTAGTACTTCTTCAGTCCATTCTGCAATCAGTCCGCTTTCGTGTTCGTTATTATCTAATCTATCATAAGTTACGCCACGTAAATTTAATATACTAGTTAAAGCATCTTGTATTGGATTGATGTTTTCTTTAAGTGCAATACTTGAAGTTTCAACAATACTTACAGCAGTTACCTGACCACCAAAGCCAGCTCCACCAGTCACTACCAATGCTCCAGAGGAAGTTGAACTAGAAGCAGTACTTGCTGAAGCTCTTAACTCAGCAGTAGTTAATCTGCCAGGGTTTGGTACAAAGTTTAGTCTGCTACCATCTGCTACACTTAGTGTATCTTCTGTCCCAGTAGTACCATCGGACATAGTAATATAGTAAGTACCATTATCTGCTGCTGTTCTATTTGTAACTGTTAGTGAAGGTGCTGTCCAACTTAAAGTGCCGCTACCGTCTGTTTGTAAAACATTACTTGCTGCACCGTCATTTGCTGGAAATGTTAACGTATAGTTACCAGCAAGTGCTGCTGGGGCTTTAAGAAGAGCATAATTAGTATCGCCGTCTCCTAATCTAATACCGGCATTTGAACTGGTGTATAAATCTTTAGTAAATTCTGTAACACCTGTACCATCAGGTGCTAATACAATATTTGAATTAGATTCACGTGACGTAAATGTGTTTGTTGATGTAGAAAGACTTCCCAAAACCTGTCCACCTACTACTCCTGATGTAATTTTTCTTGGCATTGTTTCTTCCTTATGTAGTTGCTGTTTCTATACCGTAAACCATAACTGATGTATTAGCCTGCGATGAACGTGCATAGATTTGTCTACTAGCATCAATTACTACACCAGTTCTTTCTAGAACACCGTTTGGTAGTATTTCTGTTTCGTATTCCAAATAGTCATCTGCTACTGGTAAAGTTGCGCCAGTTGGGTCTGTTTTAGCTATAGCCAATCTAACTGTAATGCTAGTTGAGTTTTTGTTGCATATACTTACCGTAGCTACACTAAACGTAGTCACCGGTACCAAATATATTGGTGTATATGTTGTAGCAGCTAAATCTGCTGATCCTAATATTCCGTTTGCCATTTTTTAATCTCCAATTTTAATTATCTCAGGAAGTAGTTGTATGCTAAAGGTAATCCTAATACTGATCCATTAAACACTACATTTGCATTTATATTTATCGGACTTCCGCTTAGTGTTGTTATAGTGTCGGCTCCGATAAATATGTCACCTGCTGTTACGCTGTTAACATTCAATGTTGCACCACCACCGCCAATTTGTGACTCAATATATGCTTTAACTGCACGTTGTGTTGGTACTACCGAATCACTATTTGCAGTAAAGAACGGATCTGTACTAAATTCCGTAACACTTGCAGAGTTACCACCTAGTGTAACTTCTCCCAATGAAAGTTCTTGTAGTCCTGCAATGTTAAATGCATCAGCATTCAATGTTGCAACACCAGTTGATTGTTCAATAGTAAACAAGTCACCAACTCTAAAGTTACCATCTTGGTCTGTAGCAGTGTAGAACACTCTACCACCGTCAAAGTCGCTAGTTTCTTTTACTTGATCTGGTGCGTTAAGCGGCACTCCAGGGTAATTAGTATCAGTAAATCCGCCTGTACCAATATCTAAGAAATCGTGTCCTGTTAAACGCACTTGTGAGAACCTAATACGTAACTCTACAGGATCGCCATCTGGTAAATCATCATCTACTGTTATACTAGGCGATATCTGTAAGAAAGCGGTATAACTTCCATCGTTTGTTCCTAAGAAACTTACTATATTAACTAGTTTATAGAACTCTCCTGGTAAGCTCGCAAATTCTACATTAGAGCCGTTTACTGGACGACTAGTTAATCTACGTACAGCAATAAATGCTCCAGCTTGCGGGAAGTTTGCATTACCGTTTGAGGTTACTGCATTTATTTCTGCTGTTGAACTTGTAAATCCTGTACCTCTATTATTGAATGTTGGATTTGCTAGAGCACCGTTACCAATTTGTGGTACTAGTACAACGTCATCAACATTGTTAGGATCTGTTATAGTTATTGTTGGCGCACTTGTATAGCCGCTTCCTGGTTCTGTTATTCTAATAGCAAAAATTTGTTCATTTGCTACACTTGCTCTACCTTTTGCAGGTGTATTAATTTTTGCATATTTTCCTGCTGTTCCTGCTCCTGGTAGTAACATTACAAATTTACCTTCTTGTGCAGGATTACCAAATGCTATTGCATTAAATCCACCTGTAGTAGCTGTTCCAGTTAATGTATATGACTGCCAGTACAATCCATCGTGACTATATTGAACTTCGTCAGTATCATCACTTGAAATAACAAATGTACCCTGTCCGTATGCTATTTTACGTTCTGTAGCAGTTAGTGGAAGTGTAAGTGTGTTTTCGTACCAAGTAACACCGTCTAGTGAGTACATAATACCATTAGTTCCGCCTAGTGCTACAAACTTACCATTACCCCATACAATATCTGTTACTGCTGCAAAACTTGCCGGAGCTGTTACGCCTGTCCAACTAATTCCATCTTCAGAATATGCTGCACTTGTAGTTCCGCTGTTAATAGCAACAAACTTACCTGCGCCGTATACCATTTCACCAAATCCATTTGCTGGAAGTGCTGTGCCAGTTATGCTCCAAGTTTGGCCACCATTGTCTGAATATGCAACATCTTGATCTGCGTCACTAATAACAACAAATCTTGCTGTAGCAGCAGCAACTTGACCAAATGCTATAGTATTTTCACCTGTTGCATTAAACGATCCTGGTAACGAACTAGTTGACCACGTATCTGCATCGCTTGAGTAAGCAACTGTGCCGTCGCCGTCTGCAATTAATACTACTGCACTGGGTTGGAATGTACTCGAGCCATCATCTTGTAAACCGTCTGCAATACTTGCCCAATTTCCGCTTGGTAAAGTAGGTAATACTTCTGAAGTCCAAGTTTCGCCATCAATACTTACTGCTCCATTTGTTCCAGCGCCAACTGCAAGGAATTTTCCTGCTTGTGCAGTTCCTGCAAGATCAAAATCTACAATAGCACCTGTTACACTGTTTACTGTTGTTACAGTTATTGTAATATCGTTAGCTGTAGTGGCTCCGCCAACGTCTGTACCTACAATAGTTAATGTATCAAGTCTTGAATACCCTGTACCTACTGCACTAGAAGTTACATAATATTTACTTCCGTTACGAGTAACATCAAAAGTTGCTCCAGAGCCGTTGCCACCTGTGTGACTTATTCCTGTATACTGTGCTGCTGTTTGAATCCATTCAACATCATACCAAGTAGTTGATGTTGGCATTGTAATACTATTGCTTGAGTTAGTTGGAGCAGTGATTGTAACTCTTGGTTCAATTTGGTATGTTGATGAACTGTTAGGAGCAACAATAGGTGTTCCTGGAACTACGTGATCCCAGCCTGCAACACCATCTGATTCTCTTACAACTGTTGCTTCTTTAGTACCTGCATTGTATGTGTTAATAATTGCATACTGTCCTATACCAGCAGCACCTATGATATAAATTTTCATTCCTGGGTATGCTGAACTTAATGAACCGTCTGTTGCACTTAGGAATATTCCTGTTGCACTACCACTTTGTGCAACGTTACTTGATATTACATACCCGCTACCGCCTAGTGCAATATCTGGGTTTGCATCTTGATCAACATAAGCATAGTTAAATGCTCCATCACGGAATTCATTTGCAACTACTACTTCATTAGACCCTGGGCCAAATATATCAAGAGTAGCTTCAGTATAATCATTACCTGCGTGGGTATATTCAACTGATAACAGTTTTACATTATCTGTATTAACTTGTCCAATAGTTGCATTATACTGTGTGCGGTTGTCAACTACTGCTGTTACAGCAGTTTCATCTGGATCAACTCCTGTTGCTACGGAACCAAAGTCACCATATGAGTTGTTACCGTTTGTTGCACGTACTCTACCACCTGTTTCTGCAAGATAGCCAATGTGTGAGTAATATGTAAACACTGATACAAGTTCTGCTCTACCATTGTTAAGAATGTGTGCGCCAATACCGTCACTTATAACCTGTGTAAAGTCATTTGACACCATTGAGTCATTGCCGCCATTGTGTAATGCTCCGTCAATTTTTTGTCCAGTTGCTGCATTACCAAATGTTGTAACACCTTGTATGTATGGTGAACGTGTAATAATCCAAGTACGGAAATCATCTGGACCCCAACCTGGATCTAACGAGCAATATGCTCCTGCACTTACTTTACTATAATTAAATGCATTTTCTGGTAACAAGTCACCTTTTAATCCGTTAAGAGTACAGTTTCTTACACCTGTAGCATCTCTAAGGTAGAACATATCTTCTTCTTGCGATCCTGTTACACTGTTATTGTAGAAACGTGCAACATATCTTGAAGCATAATTTCCTGTCCACATCAAATCATATTTTAACGCATCGATATAGTAATCAACATCTCTAGCACAAAGAACTTCGTTATATGTATAACCGTTCCAAATGCTGCCGCTTGCTGCACCGGCAATTTGAACATCAATCCAAGCTGCAATTTCAGCTTTTATAAAGTCTCTATTACGCTCTAACTGTAGTTTTGCATAATATCTATTTTGGTCTTCAGTTGCACAAACAGCACCTTCATTAGTTGCTCCAAATAATACAGCATCAATAATTCTTGCACTTGCTGTTATTCTTGCAATAGCTGTTGCGTCACTTGCAACATTTGCAATAGCACCATCAGTTGCATCTAAGAGTGCATATTGAATTGCTTCTCTAGTTTGTTTCTTCTGGCCGCCTGTGTATACTTCTATAGCAGTTTTACGCAAGTATGCGTGTGCTGCTTTAAGTGTTCTGTAGTTACTATTTAAAGCAAAGTCAAATCCAACTGCTTCTAATATCTTACCAACGTCTCTTTCACACTTAGCACTATTATAAACTAAGTCCGGATAGTTAGCTGTAATCCAAGCAGTTGTATCAGTTTTAATTCCAGCTGTAGCAGTGTCTAATGCACCTTTAGCAGCAATTAATGCTGTAGTACTGTTAACACCGTTTGCTAGTGTTGGATTAACAAGTGTAGTTGTATCGCCAACTGCATCTGGTCCGTTGTTAATAATATCAATAATATCTTCTACATTATCTGCAATTTCAGTAATACTACCTACATTACCAGTTTCAACTTGTAGTATTGTTGTTTGTTTAGGATTTGCAATATTTGTATTACCTGCTACACTTTGTGCTGTAGTTTTTAAATAGTTAATTGATGCAACACATTCTGTTTTTAGAGAAGCAGGAAGTTGATCATATGTTTCATCGTCGCCATCCCAATACGACAATCCAGCTATTACAGCCATTGAATTGCCGCCATATGTTAAGTCATAGATTAACGAATCAATAATAAATCCAGTATCACGTCGACTGTCAGTTTTTCCATATTTTAGTGTTGGATATTCTGTATCTAAGAACGCAATTACTTCTGCTTTTAAGAAGTCTTTGTTTACTATAAGATTTTCTCTAGCATTTTCTAAAATTGAACTATAGCCTGTAGGATCTGTATAGTATCCTGCACTCATAGTTTTTAGTCCGTAGTCAATTTGATATTTCATCATATCAACTAGACTTTCTACAGCATTTTCTTGTGTAGTTACAGCATATGGCCAGTTTTGATCTTGTGGCTCAGTATTACCAGTACTAGCAGTTACAGTTGTTCCTACAACAATGTCTCCAACTACTTCGGCAATTCTGTCAAACGTTGCTACGGTGTTTGGAGTATCTGTTGACGGTGTTGTTTTTCCAGCGGCAATAACCTTTGTCGAACGCAGTTCGTCACCTAGTATAGCACAATATGCCGGTACTCTAATTGGTAGAACTTCGTAATGTTCTCCTGTAGATACTTTAACTAGTGTTTGAGGTACATCACGAGCTGGAATTTCGCTAGTATCACCTGCTGTAATTGTATCTGTAATTATTTTAACTAAACTTTGTATTTTAGTATATACACCTGTTTCTGATACAAGCGTTGTGCTTGTAAATTGATCAACAATTGCTGTACTATCATCTGTAACATTTTGATAAATTGCGCTCGGTGCTTCATTTTTAAGAATTGCATCAACAACAGTTAGCATATAATTGTATGCTGCAACTGATTGTGCAGATTCTGCTGCTAAGCCTGCACCACCGTATGGTTTATCTTCTGATGCAGCTGAAAATTCGCCATCTGCACTAAATCCATTTACAAACGAAAGTGCTGCTGCTCTTGATTTCAAGTTGCCGCCGTGGCTAATATCCCATATTAATCTATCAACAATATTTCCAACGTCACGTTTACACTTGTCTTCACCGTAAGTAAAATTATTCCAAATACCTGATCCACCTGCATTTGCAATTTGATAGTTAATCCAAGATCCAACTTCTTCTTGTATAAAGATTCTGTTTAATTCTAACAAATACTGTGCATTAGGATTCTTCGGTCCTTGCTCAATTTGTTCGCAAGCATAACGTATTGATTTAAATGGTCTATCAACACTACCACCTGATTCCGGAAACGGTCTATCAATACCGTGTTCTGACACATAATAAATGTCTTCAATAGTTTGTAAAAACTCCCAGTCAGGAATTCCTGATGCTCCTACTGTTAATACTTGCCCTTCTAAGCCAACTGGTAGTCTTGTTGGAGCACTACCGCTATAATAAACTAAGTCACCAGCTGTAGTAAGGACACTAGCTTCTGAACCAACTGCTAGAACACTCCAATACTGTCCACTATCTGCTAAGTCTGGGCGTGAACCCTCGTTGCCGCCGCCTGCTCCTACTAGAGTTGCTGTTGAGTAATCGTCACCTTCTGATATATGATATAAAGTACAGTAGTAGCTGTTGTCTCCGTAACGAACAACGTCACCTTCGTAATATTCTTGATCGTCTAACCACTCGCCTCTCCAACGGAATCCTTCATTAACTAATTTCCAATATGTTGGGTTAGGTGGTTGCTGTCCTTCTTCGTGATCTAAAATACATAAGTAGGTAAACCCGCCTAAGCGTACAACTTCGCCTACTTTATAATGTTGATTAGCACTATCTTCATTCCAGTCGCCTATAAATCTAAAACCTTCTGAAAATAGATCCCAGTCAGTTGGCGATTCCGAAGTATATTCGCCGCCTGAAGTATATGTTGTAAATGTTGTTGTATTTAACGGTGCTGTTAATTCTGCATCTGTATATAATTCAAATGTGTTTACACTAATTACATCTATATACAAAGATAGTCCGTTAATTTCGGTCATACCTTCAACATCATTAATTATAAT